AGCAGCGGCTGCGTCTGACTGGACAAGAACAGGTACGACAATCTCTCCGACCCAAGCAGGTGATGACCTTGAGATTGACGGTGACGTACAAATGGCGTCGCTGAATGGTGGACCGCTTGCAGGATTCAGGAACAAGCTGATCAATGGAGACTTTCGTTTTTGGCAGCGCGACACCTCAGGCTCGGTCAAGGAGTACGGGGCTGATCGCTGGTACACCGCTTCAAATGACGTGCAGATGAACAACGACAATGCACGTCCCTTTGGGCTTTCAAAAAGTATCAGGCTTAGGAATATTAATAGCTCGACAACTCCATTAAACCTTAGGCAGGCGATTGAATTGCCATTCGATGGAAGTCCATCGGTATTTGTTCCAGGGACAGTATGGACGGCCAGCATCTACCTGACCAGCAATGCAATCACCCCACAATTCAGCCTGTCTTTTACTCAGGGAGTCACGGGAACAACCAATGGTGGAGTTAATCCAACCTCAGTTGGTGACATGACCCTGGTTGAAACGGTGAGTGGGCAACTTGGCGGGGGAGCTGCTCAGACTTGGTATCGCTACGCTCGAACCTTCACTGTTGATGCTTCAGCGGCTCCTGACGCGGCTGACCTCTGTGCTCTTGCTGCGTTCAGCATTACTGATACCTCGATCAAGGATTACAGAATTGCCGGAGCCCAGCTCGAACCCGGCCCTGTCGCCAGTCCTTACGAGCAAAGGCCAATCGCCACTGAATTGGCTCTGTGTCAGAGGTATTTCTGTTCCATCCAATTGAAAACGACTGCTTCAACCATCAACCACATAGTTTACAGCACATCGGCTTCAACTCAAGCGACTCCGTTTGTCGTCCAATACCCGGTCACGATGAGAGCTGCCCCCACAAGGGACTTGTCAAATCTAGCGGTAAGGTCGTCGGGTGGTTCTGGTGGTACTCCTACAACAAGGACAGCCGTCAGTTCTGAGTTAGGTACTACAGGCACTGCTCTGGGCGCTTCAGGTCTGCCGACCAGCACTGTTGGGATTCTTGATTTCGCGGGCTCCTTCACTGCCGACGCAGAACTGTAACCCGGTATCCTTTATCAGCCCTTCACCCTTAATCCAATGACTTACAACTACACCTGGGCCAACCCCGAGCAAACCAGCCTCATTCGTGAGGATGAAAACGGCAAAACTGCCCACATCCCGACAGATCCTGCGAACCGTGATTACGCAGAGTTTCTTGAATCTGGTGCAACTGCTGGTGATTACGTTCCGCCTCCGCCGTCAACTGATCCTAACTACATCGGCTTCAGCGATGCCTTGCTGGTATCTGCTGCCTATGGAGTGATTCGTACTACTGCAAAAACATCCCTTGCCGTCAATGTTGTAGCAACCGAATTGCTGGCCCTTCTTGGAGACGCCAAGGCTGGCCGGGCAATCGATGTCGCTATTCAGGCTTCTCTTGATGAGTTAAATCTTGAGGTTCCACTGACTCAAGCAAACAGAGATGAGCTAAATTCGCTGTTTGCCGCCTTCTATCTTCCCTACACTCTTGCCTGACCATGGCTCTTGATTTCCCTTCCTCTCCATCAGTTAATGACACTTATTCTAGTGGTGGTGTAACCTATACCTGGGATGGAACTGTATGGGTCTCCAGTGGCCCTGTTGGCTTTGTCCAGAAAGCCGGTGACACGATGACGGGTCCTCTCGTTGTGGAGGGTGACGTACAAATGGCGTCGCTGAATGGTAACCAGCTTGCAGGATTCAGGAACAAGCTGATCAATGGAGCCATGCAAGTGGCGCAGCGTGGGACCTCGATCACAGGAACCTCAGCTGCTTTGACTGAGTGTCGCACCTGCGACCGTATGGTATTCGCGTTAAACCTTCTGGGGACGTGGGATATCACACAGAACACTGCATCCCCTGACGGCTTTTCCAGTAGCTTTGGGCTATCTTGTTCAGCAGGTCAAGCCTCACCAACTGCTGCCGCCTTTTTAATCCTTGTTCAACGACTTGAAGGTCAAGATCTTCAAGATTTGCAATATGGCACCCCCGGAGCCAAGGCGGTGACTTTAAGTTTCTGGGTCAAGTCAAACGTGACTGGCACTGCAAGTCTTGCCTTCAGGCAGATGGACCCAGATAGGATGTACTCGACCACGTACACCATTAATGCTGCTGACACCTGGGAGTATAAAACAATCACAGTACCGGGGGACACTGCTGGGCAGATTGACAATGACAACAACAATAGCTACCAACTAGAGTGGTGGCTTAACTCAGGCTCGACATTTACAGGCGGCACTACCCAAGGATGGGGAGCATTCAATAATGCAAACCGCAATCCATCCGTTTTAGGGATTGGAGGTTCAACCAACGACAACTTCTTCATTACGGGGCTTCAGCTTGAACCTGGCCCTGTCGCATCTCCTTTCGAGCACCGGCCCATCGGCACTGAATTGGCTTTATGTCAGAGGTATTTCTTTCGCACATCATCTAGGTATTTTGCTTCCAAGAACGCTACAAACTCATCTCCAGGTACGGATGCTGAAGGTTTTGTGAATGTCATCTTGCCAACAACAATGAGGGCAAGCCCCACGGTAGATGCTAGTACAATTAGCTTAAACTCGGCTACAAGCGCAACCGTCAAGCGCACCGAACCCGATATTATTGTAATATCAATGACATCTACAACAACAAGCTCTAGCAATACATGCGGCCTAAATGAAGGTCTTTTTGTTTCAGCTGAACTTTGATCCAATGAACTAAACATGCTGTTTGCGACTTTTTACCTCCCCTATATCTTGTCTTAGGCATCCTAACCCAGCTTGTTGCATGGAATGGACATTCGAGAGGAATTAAAGTCCGCAGGAGTTTACCCTACTGGACCTGTTTCGGCATGGCCAGAAGAGAGAAATGCCGAGCTTCACGCCTTGGCAACAGATACAAAAGGCGTAAAAAAAGTTAATGCTTCTGTAGGCAAAATGGCCCGTGGGTTTGTCAAAACCGCTGGCCAAGCACTTAGAAAAGGAGGCGTCGCCAAGGAGATTCGTGATGAAAGATATGACACATGTAAAAGTTGTGAGTTTTTTGTAAAGGAATCAAAAAGGTGCTCTGAATGCGGCTGCTTCATGGAGGCCAAGACTTGGATTGGCGGTGATCCCAAGCAGCTCTGCCCCAAGAAAAAATGGGTACGTTGACATGGCATATCCAAATCCTCCTCAGGCTGGCCTAAAACAAGCAGACATGACCAGCTGTAAAAAGAAAGAAAAAATCGTAGGCGGCCCCAATTCTGGATATGCAATTGATCCAGATGAGCCATGCCTCCCTGGTTACACATGGGATCCGACGACTAAAACTTGTACCTAATATAACAATTGGAATACTAGCGGCGTAATTTCACCAGGGGAGACCCCTGTTGTTTAATGGCTGAAGAAAACCTCACTCCAGAGAATGGAGCAGAGAATTCTGCGCCCGAAGTCTCTAACACTTCAAGTTCGTCAAACACTGACGACATGATGCCTCGGTCTGAAGCCGAAAACCTGCTTAAGGCACTCAAGGCAGAACGCGAAGCTCGAAAACAATATGAGCGCGAAGCAAAAGAAACTAAAGCTCATTTGGAAAAATTTGCGGAAATCAACCCTGAGGAATACACTAAACTACAACAAGAAGCGGCAGAGGCTGCGCGATTGCAGGCTCAATGGGGTGAAGCTCGTGATGCTATTGAGACGAAATACTCTCAACAAGCCCAGGAAGCTCGCAAGGAAGCTGAGTCCGCCAAGGAAGCACTGGCTTCTTACCGTAAACAATACGCTCTTGAAAAGGTGTTTAATGCTGCCGGTGGGCGTACAGACTCGGTCGATGGCGTGTCGTTCTTCGATCTAATGGCTGGTCAACTTGGGGGTAACTTCCGACAAGAAGCTGACGGTTCTCTGACAGTTGTTGATTCAGCCGGTGATCCTTTGCTCGACAAGGAATCTGGTAAACGAATCACTCCAGAGGATTATCTTTCCAGCTACAAGCATCATCCTGTTTTTGGTACTTTCTTCAAAGGTGCTAAGGGTAGTGGTGCTGGGATTGCCTTTGGTGGGACCGATGCAAACGGTATGCCGGTTGAAGATCTTACGGGGTTGAGTAGAGATGAAATATTCATTCGAGCCTTTACTTAAGTCATATCAAGGGCTCTAAAAGACATGTATTCAAGACCCTTTTAGGGTCTTTTTTATACCGAAAAAATTTAGTTTTGGCATACTACGAATAGCAGCCCAGAAATGAAGCTCTGAGACGGAGTGAACTTGAAGGGTGCAATTGCTAAACAATCGTGATGGTTGTAGACGCATTAACACCTATTTGTTCATCCTATTTAAGAGGTATTCATCATGGCGCTTACCCTATTGGAAGCCCAAAAACACGCCAAGACTCCTCAGGAGTTGGCAGTGGTTACCGAATTGGCCGCTGGTCAATTGCTTTCTGTTCTCCCCTTCCGCAACATCGAAGGTAATGGTCTCTTCTGGAAGCGTGAAGAGAGCCTGCCTGAAGTTGGCTTCCGTAACTACAACGGCGCTCTGGCCGAGAGCTACGGTGAAGTGAGCCAGCAGTCTGAGAGCCTGAAGCTCTTTGGTGGCGACATTAAAGTTGACAAGGCTATCATCGAACTGGAAGGTGCTGAGGCCAAGGCTTATCAGATTCAGTCCCGCGTTCGCGCAATGCGCCTCGCTTGGGAAGCACTGTTCATCAACGGTGACTCCAATCAGTCTCCTTCTGAGTTTGACGGTCTTGCCGCTCGTGTCGGCGCAGGTTCTTCTCAGTACATCGACGGAGGCAGCAACACCCTGACCGAGTCTGAGCTTGACGTTCTGATCGACAGCGTTGACGCACAAGGCGGTCGCAAGTATCTGGTGATGTCAAAGTCCGCACGTCGCGCTTTGACCCGCCTGACCCGTGGTGACAATCAGATCGAAATCAGCCGCAACGAGTACGGTTATCAGCAGTATTCCTACATGGGTCTGCCTGTGCTGGAACTGGATCGCGACAACCTGAACGCTCCAATCCTGGAAGCAGCTACCAACGTTGACACCACTGCTCAGGACATCTATTGCGTGTCCTTCGGTAATGATCACGTTACCGGCATCCAGAACGGTGGCGTGAATGTCCGCGAACTTGGTGAAGATCATTCACAACCTCAGATGATCACCAGGGTTGAATGGTATTGCGGTATGGCTGTGATCAATGGCCGGTCTGTTGCTCGTTTGGCAAACATCCTTTCCAACGTCGCCTGATCTTAGGTTGCAACTGGACTCTTGGGGGCTTCGGCCCCTTTTTTAATGCTTTGAAAAATCCACCGATGGTCGGCAATCTATTTTGAAGCTTCTTGTTTACTATGGCCCAGCGTTCTTCTGGAATCTTCCCAAGGGAAGGTTTCAATCTTGACAACTCTTTTGAAGTAACTACTGTCTCAGCAGACGCTCCTGTATCTCTTAACAGTATTCGCACTTTGCGTCTGATTATTGTTGGACTAGTAGAAACAGCGCCTACGGGTGATTACACCAATGCTACTCTGACCTATCAGATTGGCGGTGATGTTTTTGCTGTTGACCCTGCACAAGTGGATCTTAATGGCGTTTACATCGCTCATCATCGCGGATATGGACGCGCTACTAATGCAGTCCAGTACACCATAACAGCTTCCACTGGCACTACAGGCACTCCTGGCGACATTACTCTTGGTGGCATGTTCATTGAACTGGTTGATGGACCTGCCCGGTGATCGGTAATCTAACCTGTAAGAAGCTTCGCACTGGTCTAGCTCTTACATTAACCGTTCTTTAGGTATTAACTATGGCTCAACGCTCTTCTGGCCTTTATCCTCGCGAAGGCTTTAATCTCGATGCTCAGTGCGAGATTCCTGTGACCACTCCTGCAGCGGCTGCTGTAACTCTGACCAACGCTAAAACTATTCGCGTTATCGCTGTGAACCTTGTTGGTGGTGATGCCACTGTGACCCTGGGTGGCGAAGCTATTGTCTTGGCTGAGGCTGATGCTGATCAAAACGGTGTGGTGATCGGTCATGTTCGTGGCGCTCTCTGCTCCGCTGACAACAATGTTGTTTACACCTTGTCTGCTGGCACCGTGGGCGGCGTGTTCTACGAGCTTGTTGATGGTCCTCGTCGCGGCTGATCCTCTAGCCTGATAAGCTGAATATGAAGAGCCCCGAAAGGGGCTTTTTTAACGAGAAGGTATCCTATCTTGTATTGTCTTGCTTGTCATGGCACATCTTAAAAAGCTGCCAACCTATTTCATCAAAGGCGAAGAACGTCGTGGTGTATTTTTCAGTATTCAAGCCAGGGAACTGACTGCTAATGGCTGGGTAGAGGAAGGTGAAAAAGCGGAGAAAGCCAAACCGCAAAAGCTCCCAGAGGTTGCCGTAGAAGTCGGAGGCAGTGCCTTTGATATGGAAAACAAGCTTGAGGAGGCTTCAGAGGTTCTTGAAGAGATGACAAAGAGCGAACTACTTGATTGGGCTGAAGAGAAAGGCGTTGATGTCAAGGCTTCCGCTCCCAAATATGAGATTCTTAAAGCCTGCAAGGAAGTTGAGGAGGCTTCTTAATGTCTGAAACTGATGTTACTTACAGTGTCGGCCCTCGTTATATTGACGGTGTCAATATAGATAAAGATGTAGACGCCAGTATTCCTAGAAAAGTAGTAGAGAGAGACATTGCAGATCCTGTTACTGGTTTGGGCGGAATTGGCTACGAGCCTGGACAGAAAAACCTAGATGGCAGTGATCTGTGAAAAAGATAGGGAAACCTAAATAAGCTATCTCAGTTCTTTGCCAGAGTATCTTATTGCTACTTTTGCAGCAGCTATGCTTGGCTGGGGCGGCTTTACCTGGCGGAGAGCTGAAGCAGCTATTGAATCTGCCCAAGAAGCAGCCAATCAGGTTGACAGGGTTGAACTAAAAATGGCAGAAAACTACCTTACTCGTAAAGAGTTTGAGTTATCGATGGATAGAGTTTTCTCTACTCTTGAAAGATTAGAAAAGAAGCTTGACTTTCATCTTTCAGGCCGTACTGCGGTATCTGTTAGAGCCCGTGAGACTTTTGAAGTGGATGATTGAAAATGGCAGCAAATTCCAGGTCGGCAAGGTATTACAGGAGCAATCCTGAGGCTAGGGCTAAAAAGAAAAAATATGATACGGTTTACCATTCAACAGAAAAAAGGAAGAAATATCGACGGGATCTTGCAAGAAAGCGTCGCAAGTTAGGAATCATGGGTTTAGGAGGAAAAGATGTCAGTCACAAAAAAGGTGGCGGGACG